GCCAATAAAAGACGAAGAAGGTAATTTTAAATATATAGATTTTAGTCATGCTAATGCATACGATACATTGATTAGACCAGTGCAAACTTTACTTAACTCTGTTGCAGACGGTAGAAAAGATGAAGATGGTTTAATGGATGATTTTTTAGCTGGTACTTTTGCATCTATGTCTGAATTTGCACAACCATTCATATCCGAATCTATTTGGACAGAAGCTGTAGCAGATCTTATCGCTAGAGGGGGTAGAACTAGAGAAGGCTTTCAAATATTTAACCCACAAGACACAGCGGGTGACAAGGGTGTTAAGATAATGAAACACTTAGTAAGAGCACAAATGCCTTTTTCTTTTGAACAACTAAAAAGATTAGACAAATCTATAGAGTCTGTAGATGTTTTAACTAAAGGTAAATTTGATGAGTACGGGCAGACATTTGAATTTGGTGATGAGTTTCAAGGTTTGTTTGGTTTTAGAGAGGTAAAAGTAAATCCAGAAAGAGGTTTACAATTTAAAGTTGCTAATTACCAAAGAGGTGTTAGAGAATCTCGATCTTTATTTACCAGAGAAGCTTTACGTGGTGGACCAATAGAACCAAGAGATGTTGTTACTGCATATCTAAATGCTAACAGGGCTTTATTTGGGGTTAGAAAAGAATTTGGAAAAGATTTAGATGCTGCAGATATTTTAAATATTAGCCCGTCTGCATATCGGTCTGCAACAGGACGATTATCTAATGTAGATGTTAATTCAATACGTAATGGTAATTTTAGACCAATAACATTATCTGATGAAGTAAGATCTGCATTTGCACAAAATGCATTAAGAATAGGAGTAACAAACCCACTAACAGATGCAGCACCTGCTATTGCACAACTTTCTGGTGAGATGAGACTTATTTCTTTAAGTGAACCATCGTTTCCATTTTTTGAAAACCCACTATTACCTATTACACAAGACACACCTGTAACACCAACATCATTAAATTTACCAGGTATTGATTCAAATATAGTTAATAATCCAGGTGCAGCCGGGTCTTTTTCTAACTTGACAACTGCACAAAAACTGCAATTATTGTTTCCACAAGGATAATATTATGGCTAAGAGATCAGCATTACAAAAAATAGAAGCGCATGAAAAACTTTGTAGAATCATGCAGAAGCAAACGTTCGAACAAATAAAAGAAATGAGAGAACGTATTAAAAGAATTGAATACATGATTGTAGCTGGAATGGGATCAATGATTCTAGCTTTACTCATGAACTATATGAAATAATGACAGCTAACTTTGGTATTGGAATGTTTTTTTATGGTATGGCATGCATAGCTATTGGAGCTAGTGTTGTTTACTATGTAATAAACAAGATTCAAAAAACTCCAGAACAAATTGAACAAGAAGAAAACGAAAAATATTTAAAAGAACTGCAAGGGAAACTATAATGGAACTTACACGTAATTTTACTCTTCAAGAATTAACCAAATCAGATACAGCAATACGTAAAGGGATTGATAATAATCCTAACGCTGATCAAATAGAAAAATTAAAAATACTTTGTGAAAAAATTTTACAGCCAGTGCGAGATCACTTTGGTAGAGTTAAAGTAACTAGCGGATTTCGTTCACCAGAATTATGTCAAGCAATAGGTAGCTCTGCAAATTCACAGCATGCTAAAGCTGAGGCCGCAGATTTCGAAGTAGTAGGCGTGGATAATTGTGAGCTTGCGGATTGGATACACAGAGAGTTAGAATGGGATCAATTAATTTTAGAATTTTATACTCCGGGTGAACCTAATTCTGGATGGATACATTGTAGCGTAACGGAAGGTATGAATAGAAAACAATTTTTACACGCATATAGATCAGAAGGTAAAACAAAATATAAACCTATCTTAGGTAGAGCAAAAGATATATTTGTTTAAAAATACCAAAGCAAACACAATACAAGACTAATCCACAACCCCATTCTTATAACCACACCAGGTCTTAAATCCATTCTTTTAACTCCTCTCCCATTATTTGTGTAGCTATATCTACTTTCTTACGCAATGCTTTTACAATACGTGTGTCTACAGTATTTTCACATATAATGTCTATATACGTCATAGGTTTTTCTTGACCTATACGATCTATTCTAGCTTCTGATTGCTGTCGTTTTTCTAAGTCATAACCATTAGAATAATATATCATAGTGCTTGCAGCTGTAAGTGTAATACCATAACCACCAGTCTGTGTGGTCCCTACAAAGAACCGAACTCCAGAATCAGGGTCCTGGAATTTTTTTATATTTTCCTGCCTATCCTCTTGTGGCGTAAGACCATAGTAATCTACAAACGTGCCTTCACCATATTCTTTAGCTAATGCGTTTATAATATTATGTACATCTCTTTGAAACTGGGCCCAGATAACAACTTTGCCTTCTACCTCATACAATAAATCTAATAATTCACCGATTCTATTGTTAGGCATTTCCTGTATCGTACCATCATCTGCTGTAAAATGACCACAAGTTATTTGTTGTAGTCTCATTAATTGAGTTAATACAGTGGCTGTAGACATTAACTTGCCATTCATTTGAGCATGAGCTAGCTTCTGCATCTGTAGGTAAGCTTTAGTTTGTTCTTCTGTTAACATAACTTCTCTCTTCATAAATGTTTTCTTTGGTAGATCTAAACATTCGTCTTTTAATACACGATAAGAAAATGCTTTTAGTTTTTCTGATAACTCATCTAAATTTCTATAACCAACTACAATTTGCACAGACCTGCCGCTAAAGTTTGCTGTTCGCATAACAGCATATCTAGTTCTAAATGTATAATAAGACTCATGGCCTAACAAACCAGGAGTTAGGAATTCACATTGTTTATACAAATCTAATGGTGATTTAGTTACTGGTGAACCAGTTAGTATTCTCCTGTAGGTTGCAAGTTTACCAATGCCTACAATATTTTTTGTACGTTTTGCACTTGGGTTTTTTATTGTAGTAGACTCATCAATGGCCATCATAGCTCTGTGAGAGTTTAAAAATTTTTCTGCAAACGCTGTACCTTTTTTAGTAGATAAAGATTCTACATTCATAACTAATATATGTAAGTCCTCACCTGTTTCAAACAATGTATCTAATTTTTTTTGCTGTTTTGCATTAATTAAAGATTGCCATAAAACACTTTTATATTCTATGTGATCAACCATATGTGTAGGTATCTCACCTTCGTACCAGTTTTTTACTACACCTTTTGGTGCCACAATTAGGACACCATTGATCTTACCATTGTCATAAAGCATAGATATATTATCTATTAACACTTTAGATTTACCAGTACCCATCTCCATAAAGTATGCAAAGAATGGTCTTTCCCATGACATTTCTAATGCTTTTAATTGATGCGCATATGGCTCAGTCTTAAATTTATAATTCATAATTTTTATTCTTTCTGTATTGACATTTATATATAGGACGTTATATGATTTGTCAATGTCAGAAAGTAATAAATACGAAAGTTTAAAAAATGATTATTCAGCGACTGTGTATGTTGTTCAAGAAATACCAGGAAGCAGAATAGGTGCTCCTAAAATTAATATTATGGGTGCTTCACAATATGGTCAATTTAAATTTTTATTACCAGAACTTTCACAAATGATTTTTTCACCTGGACCATTAATTTTTAAATTAAGAAATGGTTTGAAAAAATTTAACGCGAAAGATTATTTATTACTTACAGGTGATCCTGCTATAATAGGTGTTGCTTGTTCTATTGTGTCTGATATTACTAATGGTAAATATAATTTGCTCAAATGGGATAGACAAGAAAGAAGATACTATCCTATTAAAATTAACTTATACGAGAAAGGAGAAGTAGATGAGTAATATAAATTTTGAGGCAGATCAAAGAGAAGATCTGAACTCAGTTAATGATGCTAAATCATTATCAGACCAAGTCGTTAAACTAAAAACATTAGAGGACGATCTTGTTCAAAAAGAAAAAGAATTAAAAGAACTGAAGAGACATATCGAATTAGTATCGGGTGAGGTAATACCTACCATGATGCAAGAAATGAACATCTCTACATTAAAGTTAGCAGATGGTTCTTCAGTTGAAGTAAAACCAGTTTATGGTGCTTCTATTACAGTAGCTAATAAAGAAGCAGCCTATACATGGCTTCGAGAAAACGGCCTGGGTGATCTTATTAAAAATGAGATTACAGTTTCCTTTGGTCGTAACGAAGATAACAAGGCGAGCGATTACGCAGACCTTGCAAAGGGTCAAGGGTACGAACCTGTCCAGAAACTAAAGGTCGAACCTATGACGCTTAAAGCATTGGTCAGAGAGCGTCTAGAATCTGGACAAGAGATGCCCTCTGATCTATTTAATGTGTTCGCAGGAAACAGGACCAAAGTAACGAGGAGTAAATAAACATGAACCAAGTAGCAGAGAAAAAGTCTGCAGGTCTTCCTTCAAATATGTTTGAAGATGATGCAGCAAAAGGTTTGGGAAAAATAGGTCAAGAAGATCTAGCCCTGCCTTTTTTAAAAATCCTTGGACAACTTTCACCAGAAGTTAATAAACGTGATGGTAAGTATGTCGAAGGTGCAGAACCAGGTATGATATATAATTCAGTATCTGGAGATCTGTATGATGGAGTGAAGGGTATTGATGTAATTCCATGCTTTTACAAGTTAGAATACATCGAATGGAAAGATAGAGGAGAAGGACCAGGTGCACCAGTTGCCATTTATGATTCTTCTTCAGACATCATGTCCAAAACAAAACCTGATGCAAACTATAAAGATAGATTACCCAATGGTAATTATATTGAAAAGACTGCATCTCACTTTGTTATAGTATCGGGAGATAGTCCATCGACAGCGTTGATTTCTATGAAATCTACTCAACTAAAAATTAGTAGAAAATGGAACTCTATGATGTCTGGTATTAAGATGAAGGGTGCAAACGGAATGTTTACACCGGCATCTTTCAGCCATATTTACAAACTAAAAACAACTCAAATGCAAAATGATAAAGGCACTTGGTTTGGTTGGGAAGTAAATAAAGTGGGCCCAGTAACTGACAAAGGTCTTTACGATCAAGCTAAAAGTTTTAGTGAAAGCATTTCTAAAGGAAGTGTTAAAGCTAAACACGGCGAAGATAAACCAAAGGACCAAAGTAGCATTATATAATTCTCTAAGAGAATAAGTGCACAGTGTGGGCCAAACGGGAGACTGAGTGGCCCACATCGACAGTTATGGAACGATATATAGAATTTTTTAACGGGTATAGAAATGCTTATGGTGTAGCTGACTTTAATCACCAGGACTCTTACATAGATTCCGAAACAGGTAAAAAGAAACCTGTGTATAGATGGAACTTTGAAGAACTTACTGATGAAATATATAAGCAACACATCGAAGGTAAACTATCAATAGGAATACAACCATGCACAGAGAATGCATTGGTTAAGTTTGGAGTCATAGACATCGACCCAAAAGATTACGAAGACTTTAACAAAAAAGATTACATAGACATCATACAACAATACGAATTACCGCTCCTACCAGTAGAATCTAAAAGTGGTGGGCTACATTTATTTTTATTTATGGATACGTTTACAGATTCTAAAACTGTAAAATCATTTCTTACAAATTTATTATCTTTGTTTGGACTTAAACAAGACACAGAAATATTTCCAAAGCAAACACAACTAACAAAAGATAGTGAGACAGGTCAACTACGGCCAGGACAATTTATAAACCTGCCATACTTTGGGGAGGAACGTAAAGCTTTAAACGTAGATGGCACACCATTTACACTAGATCAGTTTATGAAAGTGATTAGTGCAAACCTGGTTACAAAAGAAAGACTGAAAGAAATTACAGAAGAAATAGAAAGCAGAAGTATGGAAGGTGTGGACGAAGAGTTTTTAGATGGTCCACCATGTTTAGCAGCAATATCTAAACTATCTAGGAATGAAAATTTTGATGGCAAAGATAGATTTATGTATAACTATCACGTCATGGTTAAGATGAAATATCCAGACAACTGGCAACAGAAAGTAAAAAATGCACCAGTTAAATATTTTTCTGGACAACATGCAAATGCATGGGATGACAAAGTTTTAAATGCAAAAGTAAAATCATGGAACAGAAGTTCTAAAGGTTATACTTGTACACAGAGTCCACTTAGTGAACATTGTAAGAAAGGTATTTGTGTTAAGAAAAAGTTTGGAGTCTTATCAGGATCAAAAGGTTCTTATCCTGTATTAACAAATTTAAAAAAGATAGATCTAGATCCAGAACCAGAGTATGAATTTGATGTAACAAAACCTGATGGTATTGGCACAGCAACAGTGCATTGTAAAAATGTAGAACATCTAAATGATCAACGTAAAAGACGTAACTCAATATCAAAAGCTGCAGGATTCTTACCACCACTTATTAAGAATGATGAAGAACAAATTATTATGGATACATTATACCAGACACAAAAAGTTGTACAGCCACCGGTAGGTACATCACCAAAAGAAAAATTACATGATGTTATACATGCAAAAATAAATGGACCAAAAGCAACTAGCGATGCTGCATTTAAAACAGGATCTGTATTAATAGAAGATGAGTATGCATTCTTTAAGTTTGATAAGTTTTATGACAAATTAAAAGCAAAGAACTGGAAGTATAGTGAAGATAAAACAGGACGTATGATGCAGGTATTGTATCAAGAATGTGAGATAGAGTTTCTAGAACAGAAGAGGTTTCCATCAAAAGAATCTGGTAAATATCACTCATCAACAAAAAATATTATACAGATAAATGTAAAAACATTTGAAGAAGTACCCATACACCACACTAAAACAAAACATAAGACAGATATAATATGATTAGTAGAAAATTATTCGGGCCTCCGGGAACAGGGAAAACAACTAGGTTATTAAAATATGTTAAAACATTTTTAAAACTGGGTACACCGATAGATAAGATAGGATACTTTGCATTTACAACTAAAGCTGCCAATGAAGCTATTGATAGGATGTTAGATTATCACACAGCGTTTGAGAGAAAAGATCTTAAACATTTTAGAACATTACACTCTCTTGCTTTTAATCAACTTGGTATGAAAAAAGCACAGGTTATGCAAGACGAACATTACGAAGACATAGGTAGAAAATTAGGTATAGAAGTTACAGTGTATTCTAATGGTGAAGAGTCCACAGGATTTATAAATTCTGACAGTGAGTATTTTAATTTAATAAATGCAGCTAGAATAAAGAATATTACAATAGAACAAGAATATAATACCGACATGTACTCACAAGATTTAGATAAAAGATTATTACAAATTATTTCTGATGAAGTACAAAACTATAAAGATGCATATAAATTAATAGATTTTACCGACATGATAGAAAAATTTATTGTGTCTAAATTGTGTCCAAAATTTGACGTAGCTTTTATTGATGAAGCACAAGATCTATCACCTATACAGTGGAAAATGTTTAATATTATCAAGGAAAACAGCAAATATGTTATATTAGCAGGCGACGATGATCAAGCAATTTATGGCTGGGCAGGTGCAGATGTAAAAAAATTTCAACAAGAAATTTCAAAAAAAGACATAATTCTGCCACAATCTTACAGGGTTCCACAAAATGTACAAAACATTGCAGACAAGATTTTAAATTTAATTCCAGATGACAGAAGAATAAAAAAGAATTGGAAAGCAAGAGAAGAACAAGGAACTGTAAATTATATTTATGATACAGCAGATGCACCACTGGACCAGGGAACATGGCTAGTGTTGGCAAGATACAATGATAAATTAAACAGACTCAAAGCTACACTAAAAGAACGTGGTATATATTTTGAATTTAAAGATCGTAAAAGTTATAAGGTAACCTTGTTTAGAACTATTCTAAACTACATACGATGGCAGAAAGGCGATGACTTATCTTTGTCTGAAGTTAAAGATGTGTTTGAATATACTAGCACTAACGAGGAATTATCTGAAGAAAGAATGTATAACCTTGAAGAATTTGGTTATGATAAAAATATACCTTGGTATGATGAATTTACCTCTGATTATGAAGAGTGTTTATACATACGAGAAATGTTAAGTAATGGAGAAAAATTAAAAGAAACTCCAAGAGTAAAATTATCTACAATACATTCTGCAAAAGGTGGTGAAGCAGATAATGTATTATTAATCTTAGACAATACAAAAACAATACGAGATGCATTAGAAAAGAGTTCTGACAAACAAGATGAAGAACACAGAGTTTGGTATGTAGGTGTAACTCGTACAAAACAAAACCTGTACATCATGGCAGCAAAAAAGGAGGACCAAGGTTATGACATCGAAAGTTTGGGATAAGCAGCACGGCGGGAGTCACTATCAAAAGTATAAAATTCAGCCCAGTAAGTTTGTAGTAGAGAATGAATTGCTATATCCAGAAGGTTGTGCTATAAAATATATTATTCGTCATCGTGATAAGAATGGAAAGGAAGATATATTGAAAGCCATACATTTTTTAGAAATGATTATTGAAAGGGATTATAGTGAAAATTCCTAAGTTTGAAGCACAAACAGAGTGGGTTAAACCTACAGAATTTCCTGACCTACGTAATGTAGATGAAATAGCTATTGACCTGGAGACAAAAGATCCAGACTTATTAAAGAAAGGATCTGGTTCTGTAATAGGTAATGGTGAAGTTATTGGTATTGCTGTAGCTACAAAATTTTACAAAGGTTATTTTCCTATCGCACATGAAGGTGGTGGTAATATGGATAGATCAAGAGTCATATCTTGGTTAAAAGATATATTAGAATCGCCATCAACAAAAGTATTTCACAACGCCATCTATGATGTGTGCTGGTTACGGGCAATGGGATTTAAAATAAATGGTGACATAGCCTGCACTATGATTGCATCAGCGTTGACTGATGAAAACAGATTTAGATATGATCTTAATAGTTTGTCATGGCATTACCTTGGTTATGGTAAGAACGAAGCTGCACTTGCAGAAGCTGCAGAAGAGTGGGGCATCAATCCAAAATCAGAAATGTACAAACTACCTGCAATGCATGTTGGTGCATATGCAGAACGTGATGCTGAAGTAACATTAGGGCTTTGGCAAGAGATGAAAAAAGAAATTGTTAGTCAAGACCTAGAAGATATATTTGATTTAGAATCTGATTTGTTTCCTTGCCTGGTTGACATGAGATTCAAAGGTGTACGTGTAGATGCAGAACGTGCACATAAAATGAAAAAAGAATTAATTACACAAGAAAAAGAATTACTACATAAAATAAAAGGCGAAACAAATATTGATACACAGATCTGGGCAGCTAGATCTATTGCAAATGTATTTGACATGTTGCGATTAGAATATCCAACAACAGAAAAAACAGGAGCACCATCATTTACAAAAAACTTTTTACAAGAACACAAACATCCTGTTGTAAATATGATTGCACAGGCAAGAGAGATAAACAAAGCACACACAACATTTTTAGATTCTATTCTACGTTATGAACATAATGGCAGAATACATGCAGAGATAAATCAATTACGTAATGCTGGGGGTGGCACGGTTACTGGTAGGTTCTCCTACCAGAATCCTAATCTACAACAGATACCAGCTAGAAATAAAGATCTTGGACCTAAGATAAGGTCGTTATTTATACCCGAGGAGGGCCATACATGGGGTTGTTTTGACTATTCTCAACAAGAACCGAGGCTAGTAGTGCATTATGCTTCTTTGTATAAACTACCTTCTGTATATGATGTGATAGATTCTTATAGCACAGACTCAAACGCAGACTTTCACCAGACTGTTGCAGACATGGCTGATATACCTAGAACCCAGGCTAAGACAATCAACCTTGGATTATTTTATGGTATGGGTAAAGCTAAACTACAGGCTGAGTTAGGTGTAACAAAAGACAAAGCTGCTGAATTATTTAATACGTATCACTCACGTGTACCATTCGTAAAACAACTTATGGATAAAGCATCTAACAGAGCACAAGATCGTGGTCAGATTAGAACTTTACTAGGTAGATTATGCAGGTTTCATCTGTGGGAGCCTAATAGTTTCGGTATGCATAAAGCCATGACTCACGAAGATGCACTCAGGGAACATGGACCAGGGATTAAACGTGCTTACACATACAAAGCATTAAACAAATTAATACAAGGGTCGGCAGCAGACATGACAAAGAAAGCAATGTTAGAATTATACAAAGAGGGTATCATACCACATATACAAATACATGATGAGTTAGATATATCTGTACAAGACGAATCACATGCTAAAAAAATTATTGATGTGATGGAGAATGCTGTTACACTAGAGGTCCCTAACAAAGTTGACTACGAACACGGGGATAACTGGGGTGAAATACATGGGTAATTATTATGGCTTATTTAAATGCAAACATACCAGTAGAGTATGCACAAATTAAAAGAGAATATCTTTATGATCTTAAAAAACATCATGGAGAAGTTGAAGACTGTATTATCTTTGGTATTAGCGCTATGTCAGGTCGCGCTATCTTATGGCATGCACTTATGGAAAACGGCGCTGTCTTTTATCGTCTCCCGATATCTGCCTTCATACAAAGAGGTTTTAAACCGGAAGATGTCCCTAAACGTAGACTTGATGAGCTTCAGTTATGGAATTCTTTTAGTTATTATCCTGCTGTTACTAATTGGGATATTCTAACAGGTGTATCTGGTAAATATATAGGTAAAGATAAAAAATGGCATCATGGTAAATATTTATTTACTGTTGATTTTGCTCACCCAGATAGTAATATACTAGACACAGATCATTCTGAAATACCGCACGAACACAAGTGCGCTCACATAATTGCATTAAACGATGGTAATTATGCAGCACAACCTAACAATAGATGTATATGGGATCTACCTTCTTTTACTGTGAAGGATAATATTCCTGATTGGAAGGTGCAAACTAACGAGTGGAACGTAGAAGATACAGGTCAATGGAAAACAGAAGACACTGATAATTTCTTTTACGAAATTGAGGAGAAAAAAAATGATTAATAAATGTAAAAATATATGCTGCAAAGCATGGGACAAGCTAAAAGAAATCTTTAAAAGATTAATGTTCTGGAATAGATAATGAATTTAGCAGATTTATTAAAAAAGAATTTTGTATTAGTTCCGGTTGTGGCTTCGGTCCTAGTCGGAACTTTTACTGGTGTTCGTTATGTTGTTAATCTTACAGATACAATTAATTCTAATCAGCAAGAAATTGTAGATCTTAAAAGAGATTTAAAAGTTGCAGAAGATAAAATTGTAGATCAAAATACAAGACTAACTTCTGCTGAGTCTACTTGGCAGATGGCAGAAAATTTATACAGACAACTAGCAGACCAAGTTAGAGAACACGACTATGATATTAAGGATTTAAACAGGTAATGTATGGAGGTTCTCAGGATGAATTATTATTTTACCGGATTACTTATCTTGGCTCTTACAATACTAGCATTGTTTGTAGAACCTGCTTATCCTAGAAACG